CGCGTTGGCAGAATACGCCGCCGTTCTGCGTTTCTCTCTCCCCGAAGCCTTGAGAATTTAACAAAAAATATAACAATTTCTTTATGAAAAATATAAAAACAAGAAAATACAGTGCGAATTACAAGAAATTGCGCAAACTTATTCTTGCTACTTTGCCTATGTGTTTTTATTGTAAAAAAGCTAGGGCGACCACTATTGACCACGATCCACCAATTGACACCTTCCCAGTACCAGAGCTGTGGGTTGGTACTCTAAGGCCAAGTTGCGCACATTGCAATTACAGTAGGGGGGCGATTTATGGCAACAAAAAAAGGAAGGCCATCAAAAACAGTCGTAAGTGGTAAAACTAATTTAGGCAGACATACAGCTGCAATGATTGATGCGCTCAAAGGTCGCAAAGACATTGACTGGGTAAAACAAGAGATGTTACTAGGGCTATCACGCGCCTGGGATCTTATTGAGAAAACAGGGGACAATACGCACACCATCCCATCTATATCAAGAGAGCTGAGGGAGATATGGGATATGTGCGGTCTGCCTGAACAAGATGACATTTTTAACTAAGTGTCCACCCAGGTGGGCATCTTTAAGAGATCCTGCCTTTGAGACTGATGGTGACAAGATGACCATTGTTGCAGATCTTTTGGGTTACAGTCTTTTTGAGTGGCAACAATATGTATGTGATGTAGGTCTTGAGAAAGATCAAACAGGCATGTACAAGTATAGGACTGTAGCGGCACAAGTCTCTAGGCAATCTGGCAAGTCAAAACTGATTGAGACCCGCATAGCTTATGAGCTGCTACAACCAAGGCGACATATTGCTTATACTGCACAAGATCGAAATATGGCTAAGGTTAAATGGGATGAGCATTTGTTGTCATTTATGATGTCACCAAAATTCAGTAAGAGGATTGCAAGAGTATCTAAGATCAACGGCAATGAAAGAATTTATATGCGCAATGGTTCGACCTATGGCATTGTCACACCTAATGACAAAGGCGCACGCGGTCTAAGTTTAAATCTGATGGTTATTGATGAGGCACTTACTCATCCATTGTCATTGATTGCAAACCTACAACCAACTCTTGCGACAAAACGCAATGGTCAATTATGGATTATGTCTAATGCAGGCAGACCAGGTGAGTCAGAATTATTAGAGCATTACAGAGAGCTTGGTCATAGAGAGATAGCAGACCCACAAAATAAATTGGCTTGGTTTGAGTGGTCACCTCTGTCAGATGATTTTGACTATATGGATGAGCGCGTGTGGTATCAGGCAATCCCATCCTTGCATGAGGAAAAAGGCGTATTGATTGCAGCTGTCAGAGAAGCTGCACAAACTAACAGCCCTGAAATTTTTACTAAAGAGTGGCTTAATGTCTGGCCAGCTAAAGATGCAGTACAAGTAATCAATACAGAGTTATGGGACTCATTAGCTAGGACAGATGTAGTTTTGGGTGATGAGGTAGTTTTCGGCGTTGACATATCTAGGGAAAGAGATCGCGCCACAATAGCTGTATCAGGGTCAGTGCGTGATTACACGCCTGTGGAACTTATAGAGTGTAAAGAGGGTACATCTTGGGTATTGCCTAAATTAGTTGAATTATGCAAAAAATATAAAACTAAAGTCGTCATAGATACAGGCTCACCTGCAGCATCCTTAATCTTAGAGTTACAAAAGCAAGAGATAGGCGTAATGGCAATACACCTAAGAGATTATGCAAGGGCTTGTGGATCATTTTATGATGCAGTCATGGCAAAGACTGTTTGCCATATAGATGATCCTAATTTGAGAGCTGCAATCATGGGATCTACAAAAAGACCACTAGGAGACTCTTGGGCTTGGAATAGACAATCTACAACAAACATAACACCGCTTGTAGCAGTAACACTGGCACGCTATGGAGTAGTGACCAAGATAGATGATAAACCAGTGGCTAGGAGTAAGATGTACTGATGAAATATTTACCATCAATATTACAAGTAGCAGGTGCAATTGTATTAGTTGCAGGTGTCGCATCCTTTAATTTACTTTTAGGGGTAATATTAGGCGGTGCATTTTTAATTACTTTTGGCATTGCGTTAGAAATTAGAGGTAAATAATGCTGGGCAAGCTCTTAAAAAGACAGATACAACCAGGCTTGGTTTATACCTCTCAAGGTTATGTTGACTCACTAGGTCGCGTTGGTAGATTTTTTGAGGGCAATTGGGCAGGGGCGTATGTTGATCAAAATACAGCTCTTGGCATACCTGCTATTTATCGCGGCATATCTTTAATTGCAGATGCAATAGGCGCATTAGATCTTTGTGCATATCGTAATGATAGAGAAGTTAGACCTAAGCCAATAATTTTACAAAGACCAGTACCTACTGAGACACGCATGGAAACAATAGCTGCAATGGCAGCTGGGCTTGTCATGCATGGTAATTACATTGCAGTTTTAGGTGAACCTGGTGTTAATGGTTTGCCAGATCATATTTATCCAGTTGCATCTGATCGCGTGCAAGTCAGTAGAGACAAAGGCAGAATTATTTATCGTATTGATGAAAGAGTATATGAAAAATCTGAAATCTTGCATATTAAAAATTTTACTATGCCAGGTGATTTAGTAGGTCGCGGAATATTAGCAATTGCAAAACAATCATTAGGTAAAGAGATTGCAATCAATGAATATGCAAGTAGATATTTTGATGGTGGAGTAAATCCTACTGCAGTTATCAAATCTGCTAATCCTGATCTAACAAGTGAGGAAGCTGATGCACTAAAGACTGCATGGATGGCAATGTACTCATCACGCAATAGATCACCTGTAGTTATGAACGCATCTACAGACTTTGAGGTATTAAGTAGCAATGCAGCTGAGTCACAATTAGTAGAGGCACAAACAGCTGGTCTGACTGAAGCCGCAAACATTATTGGTCTGCCTGGTTATTATCTAGGATCACCAAATGCCAGCCGCACTTATTCAAATGTCGAACAAGAAAATTTACAGCTTGTTAAATGGTCAATACAACCGATTGCAGAAAGAATAGAGGCAGCCTTCTCTGATCTATTAGTAAGAGGCCAGACTGCAAAATTTAAATATGAGTCATTGCTAAAGACAGATACGGCAAGCCGTTATGCAGCTTATCAAACAGCATTAGCAGGCGGATTTTTGACTGTAGATGAGGTTAGAGATTTAGAAAACCTAGATCCTATGGATTATGAGGAAGGTGAGCAAGATGAGGAAATTCAAACTAACATAGATCAGGCAGAGGTGACTGAATATGAATAAAGATAATGAAATAGAAAATAGACAATACCAAGTTGAGTTTGAACTAAGACTAGCTGGTGGAGATGGCCGTACTATCTATGGCATGGCTGTGCCTTACAACAAAGAGCAGCGCATAAGTAGCACACTGACTGAGATATTTAGAAAAGGTGTTTTTGCGGATGTATTACGCGCACCTCACAGAGTAAAACTATTGCGTGGTCATGGTGAAAATAATGTGTTAGGTAGAGCCACTTTGCTAAAAGAAACAGAGGATGGTCTGTATGCAGAGTTTAGGATCTCAAAGACAAGAGAAGGTGATGAGGCTCTTGAGCTTGTAAAAGATGGCGCATTAGATCAGCTTTCTATTGGATTTATGCCAATTAAAAATCGCAAAAGGCCAGATGGCGTAATGGAAAGATTAAAGGCACATTTAGCTGAGGTATCACTTGTAACTTTTGGTGCTTATGGTGATATGGCTGCAGTGACAGGTGTCAGAGAAGGTCAACCATTATTAACCCCAAGACTAGACGAAGCAAGAAAAATTTTAGATGCCTTACAGCATAAAAAATAACCATCCTGACTGTGAAGGTTTTGCAGTAGTCAAAGACAGTAATGATGAACTCTTAGGCTGTCACAAAACACAGGCACAAGCTGAGGATCAATTGACAGCTCTAAACATTGCAGAGTATGGCACTAGAGAGTTGCCTGATAACTATAGACCAGCATCTAGTGATGATGTTCCTGAAGGTCGCAATTGTGGCAACTGTTATTTTTATGATCAAGGTTATTGTGATCTTTGGGATGCTAATGTGCAAAGTGATCACTATTGCAACAGATGGGCAGCTATGAACCAGGAAAGACAAGAAAGCTACACACCTACAGCTGCAATGAAAACTGAGGCACAAAGAGGTTTAGATTGGCGCAAAGAGTTTGGCAGAGGTGGCACTGAGATAGGTATTGCCAGAGCTAGAGATATTGTTAATGGGAAAAATTTACCTTTAGAAACAGTTAACCGCATGGTCTCTTTTTTTGCACGCCATGAAGTTGACAAAGAGGCAGAGGGTTTCAGGCCAGGTGAGGATGGCTATCCTTCCAATGGCAGGATTGCTTGGGCTTTGTGGGGTGGTGATGCTGGTAGATCTTGGGCAAACAAAATTGCAGATCAAGAAAGGGATTATGATGAGGATGATGATAAACCTAGATACAACACAGCCTTATCAATATTACAAAATTTAAAAAAACAGATATAATTAAAGTAAGTCGTAGAACACCTGACCCTGCTCTGCAGCGTGTCACACCTTCTCACCAATCAAACTAATTTATAGGAGAAACATGTCTAATGCTTTTTTAGCTTCTCTGCGTGAGAAGCGTGAGTCAAAGACTGCTCTTATTCAATCCACTTTAGATCGTGCAGCTGAGGAAGTACGCGATTTGACAGAGGTAGAACTTGCCAATGTAGAGGCACTAAACCTTGAAATTAAAAAGTTGGATGAAAGAATTGAGCAGATGTCTGACATTGAGATCAGAAACCAAAAGGCAGCTGAGTTAGCTGCAAAGGTAGATGTCAATGCAGATACCAAAAAGGAAGTTCGCGCTGGTGGCTTTAGTGTTACAAAAGAGGAACTTACTTATTCAACACGCTCTGAAAATGATTTTTTAACAGATGCGTTAAAGGCACATTTTAAAACAGATGGAGAAGCGCAAGAGCGTATTCAACGCCATCAAAGAGAAATGGCAATTGAAAAAAGAGCTGTATCAACATCAAGCTTTGCAGGCTTGGTCGTACCACAGTATTTAGTAGATTTATATGCACCATTGGCACGCGCAGGCCGTCCGTTTGCAGATGCCGCACGCAAACATGTGTTGCCTAATCAAGGTATGTCAGTAGTAATCTCAAAGATTAACACTGGCACTAC